GTTGAGGGTCAGCCGCCCCATAGAGGTGGTGGTGTTGAACTGTTGGGTAACGGACACGAACGACACGCCTTGGGCATCAAACACCTCGACGATCTTGGCGAAGTCGGCGAGCGAGCGTGTCAGTCGGTCCACTTTATAGACGACGACCGTATCTATCCTGCCCGCCCGGATGTCCGACAATAGTGACGTGAGACCCGGACGGTCCATGGTGCCGCCGGAGATACCGCCGTCGTCATATGCGGCTCTGACCGGCTTCCAGCCCTCGCCCGCCTGACTGCGGATGTATGCCTCGCAGGCTTCGCGCTGCGCATGCAGGCTGTTGAAGTCCTGCTCCAGTCCCTCCTCAGAGGACTTTCGGGTATAGACGGCGCAGCGCCGGATGGCGGGCTTGTCAGGCATCACGGACCTGTCACTTCAGGCCGAAGAAGCGGGGACCGGACCAGCGGGCACCGGTGATCTCACGGGCAACAGCCGAGAGGGATGTCCAGGTCCGGCCATCGTAAAGCGCGCCCTCTTCAAGGATGATCACTTCGTGCATTCGGCCCTGCCATTCTCTGAGAAGCCGGGTGCCGGGTTTGATGGTCGTGGGAGCTGCGGCGGGCGTTCTGCCCGCATCAAGATCTGACGTTACTCTCTCAAGGCGTCGCCGCACGCTGGCGACCCGCCCGCCGGTTGCCTTTTCCTGCAGACAATGGCCGACGGCCCGGACGAGCAGCGCATGGCTCGTTCGGGACGGCGGGGCTGTCCCGAACATCTCCTGCCATCGTTCCCTGAGGATTCTGTCCGGGAACTCAGAGAGCCCCGCCAGTTCGTCAGCAACCGCCTCTTCCCCGATTCGGTGCCGCATTGCGTTACGGACCATCGTTACACGGCCTTCGCACGATAGATGGTGTCGCCTTTGCCGTCCTTGCCACGTTTGATGTCATGGCCTTTCTTGCGCAGCCCGGTGAGGGCGGCGCGGACGCTATGCGGCTGCCATCCGGTCGCGTCCTGCATGGCTTTCAGGGTTGCACCGTTTTTACGCCTGACGAGCTTCAGGATGGTTTCAGGCTTGGTTGCAGCCTTCTGTTGGGTAATCGTTGCGGTCATTTCTGCCTCCTTCAATGGTGCCCGCAGGATGCGGGCGCTTGCACCACCCCGACCCGGCGAGGCTGGAGACCTTGCCGGGCGGGCGGTGATTGGAGGCTGAGATCAGGGTCCGTTCCGCCTTGACCAGTACCGCTCTGTTCGCAGCTGAAGTCCAGTCGGAAGATCAGAACGGAAAGTGCCCGCCCATGCGGTCATAGTACGTCATCCCATGCTCGTCGCCGATCGAGCGAAAGGTCACGACTGGCGGCTGCGGGCGGTGATCCAGATACCAGAGGAACTGGCTCAGGGCATCGACCTGATCGTCATATTTGCTGCCGGGGAAGGCCAGAACCTCTTTCAGGAAGTCCGCGAGCCACGGTGCGTCTTCGGGCAGGAAGACGCGGCCGGCTTCGACGATGGCGGAAGCTTGTTCAGCACGCGTAATCTTATCGCCCCGAATGGGAAACGGGATCACGCTGAAGTGCACTTTGGCGATGATGTCCTGAAGCAGGGCTAGGCCTGTCGAGGCCTTCTCGATCAACACCCTTTCAGCACCCCAGTTTTGCGCGTGCTTGATGATCTTTGCCCTGAGCGCCGGATATTCCAGGCGATCGCGATACACGTGCAGCAAATACACGCGGCCTTCGATAATGCCAAACGTAAGGCAGACGGAATAGCAGTTCCAATCATTCACCTGGCTAGCGGTGTCCCAGCTCTGCCAGATACGCTCGACCCGGTGGCGAATCTGGTTCGGATCAAAGCTGCGGAACCATTTCCGCAGAAAGATGACCCCGCCCGGTGGAACCGGGCGTTGCAGGTATTGCGCCGAGAACCCCGGACTGCCGAGAATGATCCGACGCTTTTCCAGTTCCGCCAGGTCACAGTGCTCGGGGTGGAGGACATCTCCTTCCTTCCGGTGGTAAAACACACCCTCATCGATCTCGATTTCCTGGTCTTCCTGGGCGATGGACGGCAGGTCGAGAACCTCCCATTCCTCCAGTTCCAGAACCTCGCCGACCAGGTCATTCATGTGAACGCGTTGCATAACGATAACGATGATGTCGTTCTTCGGGTCATTGAGACGGGTGTAGACCGTGTTACGGAACCAGTCATTGACCCGCTTTCGTTCGACGTCAGACATTGCGTCATCGGCTTTAATCGGGTCGTCGATGATGATGAGGTTCCCGCCCTTCCCTGTCAGGGTTCCGCCGACGGATGTCGAGACGATCCTTCCGCCTTTGGTGATGACGGTCTCTGTTTCCGTATTCTTGGTCTTGCTGATCCGGGCGTTCGGGAACACTTTCTTGTACCAAACCGTTTGCATCAGCTTGCGTCGCTCGTTGGCAAAACTGACAGCCAGGTCTTCCGAATAACTCGCACAGATGATGTGCGCATGGGGGCGCTTTCCCAGGAACCAGAGAACGAAGGCGATCGACGAACAGAGCGATTTCAGGTGCCGGGGCGGCAAGGTGATGATCAGCCGCTTGGTTTTACCGATATAGCACAATGCCAACTGGTGACAGATGGCATCGATGTGCCAGTTGTCCCTGAACGTCTGTCCCGGGTTCAACATTTCAAAGACCTTGATCAAGAAGGCTTTCAGATCCTCCCTGACCATCGTGGCGATTTCATCATGCTCATTTTCCATTGCTCTTCTCCTTCTTCCCAGCTTTGGCTAAGACTTTCTTCTCAAAACGCTCCAGGATCGCCTTATCCCCCTCGGTCAGGTCTTCGACCTCATCCGACAGCACATCGACATCCAGGAACCGGCTAACCATGTTGACGATGACCGTTGCGGCCCTGGGATCGCCCTGCATGGCGCGTGCGGTCAGGGCTTTCAACATGGCCCGCTGTTTGGACACCTTCAGGACCTTGCCTTGCTCCTTGATAGAGATCCTCTCGAGAAGCTCCTCCTCGAGCTCGGTCTTGAGGTTCTTGGCGCTCTTGGGGCGGCCTTTCGGATTGCCGCTTTGACCCGGTTTGAACTTCCCGGACTCCGGCGGCTTACCGTAGCCGATGTCATAGTTCGCTTTGGCCATCTCACACCTCCCCCGCCGCAGCCGGCGGCGGCAAAAGGAGCTGCTTGCCATTACGCAACTCCCGCATTTCAGCGAACGTGAGACCGGATTCGGCGTGAATGGCGTTACCGCCGGTGTAAGCTTCCCAGCGGCGAACGATGACATCGACGTACTTCGGGTCGAGTTCCAGGCCGGCACAGATACGCCCTGTCATTTCACAGGCGATGATCGTGGTGCCTGAGCCCAGGAACGGGTCGAGGATAAGCCCACCCCTTGTCGAGGCGTCCTTGATCGCATCCGCGATCATCTCGGCCGGCTTGACGGTCGGATGCAAGGCCAGATCGGCGCGGCGGTCTTTGGTTCCGGTGGAACACCCATCGTATTCCCACACGTTGGTGCGGTTGCGCCCGTACTTGCCCAACTGAATATTGTTAATGTGCGGCGCGGTCCCCTTCTTGAACACCAGCACCAACTCGTGCCGGGAGCGATACATGGATCCCATACCGCCGTTCGACTTGGCCCAGACACAAGTGTTCAGATGCCGGTCATAGAGCCGACGAAGGACTCGCTCCAGGATGTGCAGGTTGCGCCAGTCGATAAACCAGTAACCCAGCGAGCCGTCTTCGGCATAACGCACCGCGCACGCGGCCGTCTCGTAGAAGAAGGTCTCGAGTTCAGCCTCGGACATTTCTCCGGCGCCCATGATGAAGTCGTCGTGCTTGATTTTGCCGAGGCCGCTGACGTTCCCGGCGATGGGGATGCCGTAGGGCAGGTCGGTGATCGTCAACTGAGCCAGACGGCCCTGCAACAAAGCGTCGTATGACGTGCTGTCCCGCGCATCGCCACAAACCACCTGGTGTTCGTCCAACAGCCATTTATCGCCAAGCTTGGACACGACGATTTTTTCCAACTCGGGGATGTCGTTGGCTGCGGCATCCGCGCCGCCCCCCAATGCACCGTCAATAATGACATCAACCTCGGGGGGCTCGAACCCGGTAAAGTCGAGATCGTAATCGAGTTCGATCAGATCCTGCAGTTCGAGGGCCAGGGT